CGGTTGATGAACCTACTCTTGTTTTAAAAGATTTAACTACATTTACAAAACAAGATTTTATTAATATATATAAAAACACTATTAATTATAAACAAAGAGGGGTACCAAATTATATGCCCATATTAATTGATATTTGTGATAATATTATTTGTGAAGATATAGTAATTAATAAATACTATAATCCTACTGGAAATGGATCAAATAGATTTGAAAACATAAATGTTAATACTACATTAAACATTGTATTTAACGATAATAATGTATCATATGGTATAGGTAAAAATAATTATATAAGTGATACAAAAGATAAATTATCAATGGATTATAAAATTATATCCAATACTAAATTTTCACATAAATTATTTATAACAGTTGACCAAAATGGTAAGATATTTTTTGGAGATGACGATGATGGTTTTGTTTATTCTACAAATAGTTATGTAACTAGTAAAAATTTTAAATTAGTATTTTCTTTACAAGATATTTCCGGAAATGATAACGAGTCTTATAATTCATATGATTTTGATTTAATAAATAATACACAATTAGATATAAATAATATTTTGATTAACAATAGAGGAGGGTTGTTTGGTAATCTTTATAATAATAGTAATGTTGAAATAAGTATGAATACATTTGATTATGAAGATATTGATAATTCTGAAACATTTTATATTACAGACTTAAAAAAGTCTGATAATATTTTTAAAAGCGGAGAAGTGTTTTCAACAGGTAAATATACTGGATTAAGTATTAGTGATCCATCTTATAACGATTTATTGAATAATAATAAATGGTATGATATATCGGGAATAACTGGTCAAACAAAAAATTCAATAAATTCCGTTGATACAGATAAATCGAGTTACATTTCGGGTGGTAAACACGGATATTGGTTTGTTATAGATTTATCAAGGGTTGAATTTGTAGATCAAATTGCAATAACAGGAACTTCTGATTTGACCTCAAATCCAAAAAGTTTTTATGTTTATGGTTCAAATTGTAACGAGGGTGCTGATGATCCTTCAAAAAATGATCAATGGGACTTATTAAATCGTTTTTCTTATATTCAGAATTTCTATAATTATGAAATTAATAAAAATGAATATAATAGTAACAATAATTATACTATTAAACGTGATTTATATGTTAATCAACAAGGCGATGGTTCTGGAAATTCAGCCATTGCATATAAATTTTATAGGTTGGTTATTTTTGAAAATTTCGGTGCAAGTTATATTAAATTAAAGAATATTAAATTTTTTAAAAATTCAGTTGTAATGAAAAATTTTGCCAGACAAAACAAAAATTATTCTAGTAAATATTTGAATAATGATAATTATAGAAATAGTCAAAATGGTGATGAATTATTAAATAAAATTAATACCGGAACTGCATTTATATTAGATCATTCTTTACGATATGATTCTAATCGTTATCTTGCAGATGATTCTAAAGAAATTATAGAATTTGCACATTATAATAAAGATGGTAATTATATAGGATTGATAAATAAAGATCTTACTACTAATCAGTATAAAATAAACACAAGTAATTATTATAATGATATAATAGAATCTCAAATACCATTTTTATCAAAAACATATTATCCTTCAAAAGGATATGATATATCAAATAATCCAGTGGATGCAAATAATCAACCATTGTTTGATTTATCCAAAAATGGTGTTTTTTTTACTTTTGAATTAAATGATTTAAGTAATATATTACAATCAATAAGTATTAAGGGTTTAAAACAAAATAATTATGATAATGCAACAAACATTATTGTTAATGATATTTGTTCAAATGTTCAAGAAATATCTATTTTTGGAAAAAGTGTCGCTAAAATTGATAATGCAACAGAAGAAGTTTCATTAGGTGAATCGGGTGATACAGAAGAAACAACGGAGGATACTTCATATTTAATTCCAGAAAAATATTCAAATTATTTTTGGGATCATATATGTGACATATCATATAATATAAATGATTTTGTAAATTCGTCAGATGGTTATGTTAAAAAATGGATTAACAATAATAAAAATTATAATAAATCATATAAATTTTATAGAATAGTTGTTACTAAAAATTTCGGTGCAAAATATTTTTATATTGAAAATATATTATTGGAAAGAGCAAAAAACATAATTGATAGACGCGAAAGAATACTCACAATTAAAGATATTTCATATAATATTATTAGTGAAAAGCAACGATCAACTTTGAGTGATACGGGGTTTTTTAATTTGCAATTAAATACAAGAGAAATAACATTAAATAATATAAATAATGATGAGATTATTATAGCTAATAGACCATACAATGATATTTCTTTAAATGAAATTATAGTTCACCTATGTGACATATCTAATTGTACAAAACCAGAAATAAATATATTGGGTATAAGAGAAGTATTATTATCTTGGGAGTTTACTTGTGACAATGTTTATGTAAATATATATTTTAATATTTATAGAATGCAAAAAACGACCGATTCTGAAACAACTAATATAAAAATATTATTAGGAACAACACAAAATAAATATTTTTATGATAATAACCCAATACCTTATTTAATAGCTACATATTATATTGAACCGGTAATAAATTGGGAAAATGAAACATTAACATTAACCCAACAAACAAATTCAAAGTTAATATGTAAGAATAATCGTTTTCCATATGGTAGATATAATGTTAGAAATGATAATCCAAAATTATTTTCTTATATAAATGGAAAATTCACAGAAACAGATAATAAGTTTTTAAATCAAAAAATAAAAACAGGTAGTAATTGTAACAAAAATAATATATCATCTAACAAAAAGACTGGGTTATTATTTAAAAATACAAATGTTATGACGCAAAAAGAAATATTTGCAATGTTATCAAGGGGTGCTTCAAGACCATTTCGTTAAATAAAAAATATAAAAATATAAAAATATTTTTTATTTAATTTTTATAAAATTGTTTATTCCATAATTTCTAAATCGTTAATATCCCAATATTCATTTTTCCCATTAGGCAATGGTCTTCTAATTATAAATGGTATTTTTTTTTGTTTTAATTCCATTTTCGCCAATGTAATACCATCAATTATATTAGCAGGTGCGTTAATAAATAATTCGCCACCAGAATTAATTTGTGTTGCTCTTAAACCTATAATTTTTGATTTTTCATATCTTGTTAAAATAGGCATTGTTTTATGATTTTCATCATTAATTATACCATCCTCATTTTTAGTAATTTTTAGTAATTTTTGAAGTTCTTGATTATTAATTTGTTTTATTTGTGGATGGAATATTTGGAAAATGTCTTTTTCTATATAATTTTCTATTAAATCTGTTTCTTTTTCATCATCCTCATCTTCATCTTCACTCAATTCTATATTAATATTATCATTTGGTGTATTTTCTATTTGCGCAAGAAATGATTCGTCGATATTTTCAACCATCTTTATATTTTAATAATATTTTTTATTTAAAATATAAATAATCAATTTTAATAATTTATTCATTTTTCCATGTATGATCACATTCTGAACATAAATAAATATATTTCATATTATTATTATCATATCTTAAATAAATAATTTCTGGATATTTTTGTTGTTCATCTTTTTCTTCTCCTGCTTTTTCTTCTCCTGTATTTTCTTTTTGGTAATTGTCTTCATTGCTATAACAATTTTCATTTGGACATAACATATTTTTAATTCTTGGTAATGTTGGGTCTAATTTTGTATATTCGTTTATTACATTTTTATAGATTTCTGTGGTTTTTTTTATATGTGTTTTTGAAATGCAAAAACGTTGTTCACTGTTAATAATTTTATCATCTTTATCTCCACATTTTCTACAATAATATATAATACTATCTGTTTCATCGTCTGCCATTTTTAAATAATACATATTCCCACATATTTTGCAAAAATGCATTTTATATATTTATAGTATATATTTTAAATATTTTTTTTGTTTTCAATTTATTTATAATTAAATGTTTCATTAAAAGTTTGAAGGTTTGTATATAATAAATTATAATCTATGGTTGACTTCATTCTATTATATATACCAATTTCAATGCGCTTTCTTTTTCTATTTTTTTTTTCTATTAATTGGTTTTCTATAGTAGATTTATTTTTTTCATAATTTTTTGTAATTTCGTTCTTAAATAATTCATATATTTTTAAACTAATTTTTTTTTTTAATAAAGATAAAATAGCTGTATTATAATTTTCATATTGAATAATTTCATTATATTTATTAAAATCTTTGTATTTTTCTGTTAATCCGGGTTCGTTTAATAAAGGTTTATTATGGAAAAGTGTTACCAATGTTAATAAAATACTTCTAATTGTTTGACAAGATGTCCATTGTTCTCCTCGCCAAGTATTTAAAATAGACAAACAAACTTTCCCGCTTATATATAAATTTGGATGAAATCTTGTATGACCATTGTTTGTTAAATATGTTAATTTTGGGGGAGAAAATGGATAATCTCTTGGAAATTCAAATTTAAATAAATAATTACCATAATTATACAATGTTTTTTCAGGACCAATAATTAATGCATAACCGCATAACATATTATCCTCATCGTGTTTATAATAAATACCATTATCTTCAAGTGGGTTTTTAATAATATCAACTACATCTTTTAATAAGCGTTTTTGATTCGTTTTTTTCATTTTATTTCATTGTTAAAATATTTTTAAATGTTTTAATAATGTTTTAATATTACCTAATAAAAAACTTAATTTAAAAATAATTAAATTGAATATAAAAATAAATATTTATATTAATAATATATATTGTCAATGACAACTACCAATGATAAAAAAATAAATAGTCAATTCGGTCATATTAAATCATTAGATAATTTATTAAAAGAATGTAAATGTACCAAAGCGGATGTAAAACATAAACCAAGTCATACAAGAATTGGGAATGCACAATTAAAGATTTTTGGGGGCTCATATTATTTAGATATATTAAATGAAAAATGTATGAATAAATTTTACAAATTTTATAATAGAAAGGTTTTGAAGAAAAATTTCCCCGAGTACCTCACTGAGATTCAGGATAAAAAAAAAGGCGGTCCAATATTAATTGATCTGGATTTCAAATTTGCAAATACATTATCTGAGAGAATTTTTGATGATGATATTATTAGTGATATGGTATCTGTTTATGTTGAAGAAATAATGAAATTGTTTGATTTTTCAAATATCAATACCTTTGAAATTTATGTGTTATTAAAAGATGATATGGAATTTGATGATAAAAATGATTGTATTAAAGATGGCATTCATATACACATATGTTTGAAAACCAAACATAATAATCAAATGGTATTGAGAAAATATGTATTAAATAAAATGAATCAGGAGGTACTGGAAGATATTGATTTTATTAATGATATCGAAGATGTGTTTGATAAAAGTATCACAAGTGGAAATACGGGTTGGTTACTTTATGGTTCAAAAAAACCTGGTGGGGTCGCGTATAAAGCTAAATACAAATATGAAATATCATTGGAAAAGGATGATTATGAAATTGAGAGAAAACCAATTGAACAAAACACATTAGCATTATTGAAGAAATTAAGTTTACATAATATTGATCTTAAAGAAATTGAATTACAAGACAAATATAAATCGGAAATCGTTGTTGCGAATAACAATGTAAAAAACACCGTTGTAATTAAAGAAAATCATATTGGAAAAGAATGGATTATAAAAAATTTTAAAAATATTTATACAGAAGATAGTTGTGATCGCGCAATTGAAATTATTTCGTCTAATGAACTAAACAGTTTATCTAATATTTCTGAAATTAATAGTTATGTAATGCAATGTCTAGATGAAAAATATTATAATCCATTTCCTGAGTGGATTCGTGTAATGTGGGCAATGAAAAATATTAATCCATTACTTTACCCATTCTTTCTTAAATGGTCATCTCAATCTGGTAAATTTGATTGGAATGATAGACACAATATTGATTATATTTATAAACAATGGTGTGATACAAAACCGAATACATTTACCGAAGGATCTATACGCTATTGGGCTAAAATATCAAACCCGGATGAATATAAAATGATTCGCGACAATACAACTAATTCATTTATTGAAAATACATTGTTGGGTAAAGGAACTGATCATGATATTGCAAAATTAATTCACCATTTAATGTTTGATAGTTATAGATGCACTTCTATAAAGGGTAATAATTGGTTTCGTTTTAGAAATCATCGTTGGATACCATCGGAATCAGGAACTGGTTTAAGAAGAAAATTTTCATCAATGATATCGCCACTGTATATTTTAAAACAAGCTGAAATTATGGAAAAAATTAGAACAGATGATAATATGACACAAGAAGTTCAAGATAAACTTACCCACGAAGCAGCTATATACAATAAAATATCAATGAGATTAAAACAAACTTCGCAAAAAAATAATATATTAACAGAATCAAAAGAATTACATTTTGATAACAAATTAGAGAACCGTTTGGATGAAAATCCTTACTTGGTTTGTTTTAAAAATGGAATATATGATTTGGAACAAAAAATTTTTAGAGATGGTATTCCTGAAGATTATGTTTCAAAATGCACAGGTATAGATTATATCAAAATAGATCCGCAAAATGAAAAACATACTCAAATTTTAGGGGAAATTGATGATTTTATTGCCAAATTGTTCCCAAATGAAAGATTACGGCGTTATGTCTGGGAGTATATGGGCAGTTTGTTATTGGGTACAAACCAAAATCAAACATTTAATATATTCACCGGTATTGGAAGTAATGGAAAATCTGTATTGGTAAAATTATTGTCAATGGTTTTGGGCGATTATAAGGGGACAGTGCCAATTAGTTTAATTACGCAAAAACGTTTGGGATTGGGCGGCACTTCTTCGGAAGTCGCTCAATTAAAAGGATTGCGGTTTGCCGTTATGAATGAACCTTCCAAAGGCGATGAAATTAACGAAGGTATTATGAAGGAATTAACTGGTGGTGACCCAATTCAAGCCAGGGAATTGTATAAGTCTTCCATAACATTTACTGCA